GACTCCGGAAGGCGGCCTTCGTGTAAAAGGAGTTAAATTACTTGCCGCTGGCACATGGACTGACAGCGCGCAAAAGACAGCCTGCGAGTATTCGCCTGAAATACTTAAACAGTTCTCATCGAACTGGCAGGATAACGCGATATGGTCTCGGCATTTCGGCGGGGTTCCAAGAAACATCACGGAAAAAGTCGGTATTGTAGAGAATCCCCGGTATGAAAACGGGGCGGTAGTAGGGGATCTTCATTACCACGGACTGACGCAGCAGTCTAAAGACACTATCGCTATGGTTGAAAACGGACTCGCTAACTTCGTGAGCGTTGAAACCATTAGCAAAGACAAGTGGAACGTGGGAAAGAAAGTATATCAGGCGCAGGAACTTGGGTTTACCGGGCTGGCTACTGTTAATCGGGGGGCTTGCCGGGTATGTAAGATTCGGGAGAACGAAATGGAACCCGAAGTAGAAGAAACCGTCAGAGAAGATGAATCGCTCAAAGTAGGTGATTCAATTGACGGGTTAAAAGATAAGATTCGTTCCGGGTTGAGTTCAACTGATGGAGATGGGCCTTATATTCTCGCTATATTCCCCGAACAGGTTGTATACGAGAAGTATGAGAACGGAGCACCTAAACAGTATCGAATTCCCTACCAGATTGACGGGGAAACGGTAACATTCGGAGAACCTGTCGAAGTGCAGGTTGCTTACGAAGATGTTAAAGAACCAGAAGAACCAGAGCGAATCGGAGCATTTGAGGAACCAGATATGGACGCAGCAGAATTAGAAGCAAAACTGAAAGAGTTTGAAGACGGGAAACTGAAAGAACTGTCAGACAAACTCGAAGCAGCAGAGAACCTGAATAAGGAACTGTCTGCACGAATCGAAGCAATCGAGAACACGCCTACCCCTCCAAAGAGTGCGGGGCCGGTGGCAGACGTTAAAGAACTTGAGATGAGCCCGTATCGGGTAACTGTTGACGGTAAGGGAACCGTTAGGAGAGTATAAACATGGCAGATATTTCAGCATTTCCAGCATTATCAAGCATCGTTTCAGGAGACGACTCACTTCTCCTGTCAGAACAGGGGCCAATTCAGACTTTTACCTTTGCCGCTGACACTAAAGCGGGACAGGTTGTAATCTACGTTTCCGGGACTTCCGGATCAGTGACTCCTGCAGTAGGAGCAACTGACGAGGTTGTGGCCGGAGTGGCTCTTTACGATGTTGATTCCGGCGATAAGGGCGCAGTCGCAATGGCCGGGTGTATCGCTAAAGTCGTGAACTTCAGCACTTCCGTGGCTATTACTCCCGGTCAGTGGCTTATTACCAACGATAACGCGGTAAAAGGAACAGTCGGAGCGCTTACCCTGACTCCTGCAGGAACCACTGTAACGCAGTATACCAACGTGGTAGGTGTGGCAATTGAAGGCATTGCAGTATCATCTTACGGGTTTGCAGTCATCCTGCCGATTCCAATCAGCGTGAGTAATTCAGCATAAGGAGGTAAAAAGAAATGGCAATTTTTAACGAAAATGATTTCCACGGAGAGCGGGCGTTTGCAACGTATATGGAATACAACGATGCAGGGCCTGCACGTAAAGCAGAGATTCTCAATCAGATTCCACGGTCACTTGGACATACCTATGTTCAGGACGATGAACTCGTAAATGCGTCTGTTCGTGAACTTCTCGTAGCGGGGACTGTCGGAGACACTACCCTGATTCAGACGGAAATGTACAATACCGTCATGAGCGGGGCAGAACCGGTCAAGGCAATGCGAAACTTCCTGCCTATCATCCGTCTGACTTCTGGAAACTCCATGAAGATCCCGAAAGGGGCAGCCGGCGCATATGCGCAGGATGTAGCAGAAGGGGCAGAGATTAAAATCCAGGATCAGGTATATGACCCTACGACTGTAACCGTCAAGAAGATCGGGACTCGGCCACTCATTACCAATGAGATGATCAACGATTCCCAGTATTCCGTCATTGCGCTTGAGGTTAAGAAGGCCGGGCAGCGGATGGAGAACAAGTTCAACCGTGACGTCCTCCGGGCATGCCTTGAGGCAACTGGTATTCAGGAGCACGACACTGGAGGGACTAACCAGGGCTCTCTTGCACTTCTCGAAGCACAGCAGAAGATTGAAGATTACAACTGGATTCCCGACAAGGCAGCAGTAACCGGCCGATTCCAGGCAAAGATTCTTCAGGAGATGTTCCCGGCGGTCAATGAGTCCGGGTATAATGGTGAGTCACTCCGGACAGGTTCAATCGGGCCGAGCATTCTCGGAATGCCACTGATGAAGACTTCCGTAAACCCTGCAAGTGATACCTATACATGGAGATATACCACTGACGGAGATATCGGCGGCCTTGTTGCTGACACTGCAAACTTTGCAGCCGTTGTTATCCGTGAAGATATCCAGGTAGAGAACTATACCGATCCGATCAGACAACTTCAGGGAGCAGTCATGTCCATGAGATTTGAGACTGGTATCCTGAACGGAACTGCCGGATGCCGGATTGAGTATTAAGGATTAATATGTTGAGTTCATCATCTTCACCGTGTCTCTCCGGGCGATTGCACAGAGAGTTAAACGAGACTGAACGAGATGAAACAGACATCAGAACCCTTTCTCTTTCTGTCAAGATTCAACCAGTAGACGCATTGCAGGAGAACAAGGACAAAGAAATGATTGATATACGGTCATTCCCGGAGATCGCATGACAACTACAGTTGATAGAACCGAGTTTATCGCACTTACGGGAACATCGTTATCAACCACTATTGTTGATGCAATATTAGCAGCAGCGGATAGGGATGTTGATACAGAGGTTCAGAAGATGGGTAACCCGTCAATGCCTGAATCAACCATGTATGATGCTGCTTTACTGTTTGCAAAGGCTATGCTCGTAGATCGATATCGTTTTGACGGGACGTTTGATGCGTCCACCACGGATTATAGCCATAAGGGTAACACCGAAGCGATGATATCCGGGTATCGTGATCAGGCAAAGGCTCTCATCCAGAACGAAGCACGAAACTCTATTACGTGGATACAGAAGGCTAACAGATGACTTACCCGGCTGCACTCCTATGTCATGATGCGAACCTGCAAACGAGTGCAACGGTAGGAACTGCTAACGATTGGGGGCCGAGTAACGAAGTGCCTGTCTATACCGCTATAAAATGCCGGTTCGGAAATCCACGTGAGACGTATAACGATGTCAGATCCGGAGACAGACTGATTAAAACTCCCGTTTGCATTGTGTCTACTGAAATCGTGCCCGTTGTAGGTAAGAAACTTGTCGGGTTAACTGCTCCATTTAATAAGACATATCTTATCAAAGCGGTTAATCCGGCTCCGTTAGCGCAAACAATATCTCATTATGTCCTTGAAATTGAGGCGGTGGAGTAATGGCAACAGGAATAGAAGTGCAGGGAATGGATAATGTGTTAACCGCACTTAAAAACCTGAAGCCCACACCCGAGGAATTGAAGAGCATACTCGTTAAGGCGGCTAACCCACTATGGCGGGCTATGGGGAGTAAGGCTCCGAAAGATGAAGGGAACCTGCAGGCACGGGTTGAAATATCCGACAAGTCTGAAGGTGATAACATTCAAATCGGAGTCGGCATATTTGACCCTGAAACGGCTAACTACGGTATTTATCAAGAGTTTGGAACTGGTAAATACGCGACAGGGCCGGGTGGAAGCCGGGCAAAAAAGATCCCGTGGCTCTGGAAAGTAGAGTCTGCAAAATGGGCGGCAATCTTCGGGATAGAAATAGGCGAATCTGTAATATGGTATGGAAACCAGCCTCATCCTTTCGTTCGACCCGCATGGGATGAGCAATTAGAGACTGTCAGAAAACTGATCGAGTCCGGCGCTGCTAAAGTGATTAAATTGAGGAGTGGTTCAGCATGATAACGGCGATGATACGTAAAAAACTGTTGGATACTTCTGCGGTAACTGCTCTGGTATCGACCAGGATTTACGTAGATGAAGCCCCGATTGCTGGTTCTTTACCCGCGATTACCATTCACAAAGCATCGTTCGTTCCAAACAAAGAGATAGGAAAGAAGAAGTTTGAACGGGTTCAGGTATCCTGCTGGGCAGAACCGGGGAAACCAAAGAATCCGTCAACTGTTGAATCCGTAGCGGCTGCGGTCAGAGCCGTATTCGATATTCCAACGCTGAATATGGCATATCCGATGGCATTAACCAGTTCTGTTAGTTCCACGGTGTATAATGTGACATCTACGCATTGCACCGGTGGATTCAGGCTGGTTGATCCAACTACCGGATGGTATCATATCCCGGTGGATATCGAACTGAAT